TTGTTAATCCAGCCTGTGTATAGGTGCCACCAAGTCCATAACTACCCCAGTCTACATAAAAGTATCTAGAGCCGCCGGTGCCATCTTCATTGACTGCAAATTCTGGACTAGCTGTATCTAGTGAATACCCCCTGATAATATAGTCAACATTACGCCCATCTAATTTAGAATTCAGTGCAGCAGTTCGTGCTTTGGTCGCGCCATCTGATCCCCAATTGGCAACCTGTGTTCTATCGAAAGTTCTTAGTAATCCCCAGTTTCTGTCATTTGCAGTATTGACAGTGTCTTTACTGTAGTAGGCAGTTTCACTCCATCCCGGTATAGCCTCTAACCCCAATTCTTCTGGTGTAAGTTCTACGTCCCAAACTCTAGGATCATTTTTTAGTTGAACAGCTTCATCGGCGGTTAATCTATAATGAGTATTTCTACTAATTGGTCTACGATTAGCTACCTCTACTATACGATTGGGTATATACAAATTGCCACCAGGTGTTTCCATGTCTTGATAGAAACTGTCAAGGTCTTCATGGTTATGTAAGGTAACTATATATTCTTTTAAATCCATAATAGTTATCTCCTTCCAGGCGGCATACCTATTCCGTAGGTATTAGTAAATGTTTGCTGTAATGGGCTGCCTACTCTGGTTAATTCTCCAGATACCATTTCACCAACTACAACTTCTATCTTACGATTTCCGCGACCATCAGTACTTTCTTTAACTTCAGCACGCTCTTTACCATAGTTATTAACTACAACGCTAACATCATTTCCACCACCACTAACACCTAATCTACCACTTGAATCGCGCTTTAGGGGCATAATGGCTTCGGGCCCTGCTTCGCCCATTACTCCCAAGCCATTAGCTGCCTTAAATAAGGTAGGTTGATTTACTATTTTATTAGTAAATGTTCCGCCCATAGCGTATCCAGGAATTCCTCCTAAAGCATAGTGCATCATTCCAGTTGTACTATATGCATTGCCCATGGCACTAGGTGTTGCAGGAATACCTAAAAAGGTTTTAATTGCTGTTCCTACAACCTGTGGACCCCCAAATAATGTAGTGGCTAAAGATTGCATTTGCATTTGCAATAATGTTCTTATAAAATCAGACAACATACTAGTCATAAAATCTTTAAAACTAAATTTACCAGTATTTATAAAATTCATTAGTGCGTCAGTCATTTTACTAAATTGTTGTGTCCAAGTATCTCCAAGCATTTTTGCACCAGAGTCCAAGGTTTTATTTAAACCTAGTATTCCTGATTGAGTTCTATAGAGTTCTTTTGCTTTATCTACAGAAATTTGATAGGCTTGTCCTATTGCTTCACCACGTTGAGCAAACTCTGCTGCTCGACTTGGAGACATGCCACCATCTTCATAATTAGCTTCGCCTGCCATATCACGTAATAATTGATTAGCAGCAGTATCTCTAGCACGAGTTGCTTCTAGTAAAGATTTTGCTAAAGTTAATTCATTTGCTTGTTGTTGTATTCGTAAATTAGCTAATCTATATTCTTCTTGAGTTAGAGTGCCCTGTTGATTTTTTATATCTAACAATTGTCGCTCTGTATCTAATTGCAGCTCTAATTGAGTAAAAGCATATTCTTGAACTTGAGCGACTAGTTGTTCTGCTGAGGCTCTAGCATCTATTAAGTCTATAGTTTGTTTTGACGCTATTTGTGCAGCAGCTTTAGCACCTTCATTACCTAAATCTCGCAGTCTACTTTCTGTAGCACTAGTTAATTCTTTTATTTTTTCCGCAGATTGATTTGTAATTCTACGGCTAACTGAATCATATTCGGCAGCAATATCTTTTATTTGTTCTGCTGTGAGTTTTTCTGGACTTATTTTTAATTCTTTGGCAAGTTGAGCTTTTCGTTGGGCAAATGTCTCTCCTGCTGCTTCAAGATCTCCCTTTTCCTGACGCGCTAAAACTTGTTTTTTTAATTCAAAAATTTGAGTTTCATAGAAAGCTTTTGCAGCAGCACCTTGAGGACCTTCGTCCATAATTGCACTCATGGTTCTTGTAATCTCAGCAATTTGACGATCAAAAACTTCTACATCATCTCTGGTTTTTAGTTGTATTTGTTCTATATCCCCAGTTAATTTAGCCATAGTTTGTTGATTAGCAAATTGTTGTGCACTAAATTTCATCCCTTGAAGCTGTTGTATAAGGGTAAATAAAGTAGGATCTTCTTTTGCTAATTTACTAAGTTCATTAATATTTCCCGTACCAGCTGCTTTTTCTACTTTTCCTGCTCTAACAATTCTTTTCTCTAATTCTGTTAATCGCAGTTCATCTCCAGGCTCTAACACATTTCCTCTTGCTTGAGATTCTTTATAAAATTGCACTTCTCTTAGATCAGCATCACGTTGTACCTGAACACGTAATAGTTCAATACCCAATACTAATTTCATATTAGCATCTGCTAATCTAGCTTGTATATCTATAGATTTTATAGTTAGATCAGTTTGTGTCTTTGCTGTTTCTACTGTTTTTTCTTTATAGGTGCCAACTATTGATTTTTGTAGCTCTACAGATAGTTGCCCCATACGTAGTTTAAAATTTGCTAGACTTGTATCTATTTGTCTGTCTACGGCAGACTTTATAAGATTTCTGGCTGAGTCAGCAATTTTATTCATTTGACTATCTATATCACTTAATCTAGTTTTACTATCTTGTACTATTTGTGTTAAAAAATTTGCTCTAGCTCTTTTTTCTGCTTCATATCGCACAGCAGATCCAGCTAAATCAATTTCTAATTTTTTTAGTTCTTTTTGACTATCAAAAAGTGTTTTATTATATTTAGTTGATTCTGTTTGTAGTTTTTTATAATCTTCTACAAGTGGGGCTAGTGTCAATGCTACTTCTGGACCTAAAAACTCTAAATTACCTTTTTTTGTTAATTCGTCTAAGGCTCCACGAGCACCAACTGAATCATCTAATGCTTTTTTAAGTGCACTAGCTTGTTTAATAGTATTAGCTAAAAATACTGTTAATGGGCTATTATCTTTAGTAGCATTAGCTAAATTCTGAAAAGCGGTTTCACTGGCTTTTGCTGTTTCTCTTACTTCTTGTGTAACTGCTTGAGCATCTTTTAATGGTTTTTTACTTTGTTGTAAAATCTGATTAACATTTTTACTAATTTTTGATAGTTCTTTATCACTTAAACTATCAGTAAGCTTTTCAAATTGTTTGGTTAGGCCTGATTCAGATAGATCAGTTGTTCCTAGTACTGTAGATAATTGATCCTGTAATTGATCACGAAGCGCACCTATTGGCATTATTTCTATAGAGCTAACTATTGTATCAGCTAAATTATCTGCTAGTGCTTTTGATCTTTGACCACCCCAAAATACTGCTAAAAAGTCTTTTGCTTTATCAATCCAGCTACTTTTTTCACCAGCTTTATCAAATCCTTTAATAGCTTTATCTAGTGAATCTGCCATACCTTCTAAACTATTTGCATAAGCATTAATACTATCTACAGTAAGAGTATTTTTATACTTTTCGGCAACATTAATAGCAGTTTTAGTAGTTTCTGTTAAATTTTGTATTGCTGTATCAAATTCTTGTACTGCTTTTTGATTAGTACTAAATACGGCTTCTAATATTTCAAAAGTTGTTATTGCTAGAGATAATGGTGGTAGTAACCTATTAGCTAAAAATCCGCCTACCATACTTACACCTTGACCAAGTATAGCAGCAGTACCAGCAGCTCTAGTAGATACTTTATCCCAAGTAGTTAGAACATTAGCATTTTGTTTAATTTGATCATTTAAAGAGGCAAAAGATTCGCGAACTCCTCTGGTTTCAAATTGTCTACTAACATCAGCAACTATACCTGTTCTTGCAGCTTTACTAGCTGCATCTTTTGCATTTTTTTCTTGAATATAAGCAGTAGGAGAAAAGCTACGAGGGCTTTCACCTAATTTAACAGAACGTTCATATGCTGCTGCAAGTGCTTTTTCAGCAGCAATTCTTTCAGCTATTAGTAAATTAAGTTTTTGTTCTTGTGCATTACGTTCTGCTAATGAAATATTATAATTTTTTGCAATTTGTAGTTCTGATATAGCGGCAGCTTCTCTAGCTTTTGCAGCTTCTAGTGCTGTACTGGCTTGTGGTACTCCTGCTTTAGCTTCTAATCCACGTAAACCATATACTTCTCGCTCACTTGCAGCTTTAGCTATTGCCGCGGCTTTTTCTTTTGTATCTTTAGCTATAAAGTCTAATCTATCTCTATAATCACTTATTACAGGAAAAACTTTTCCTACAATTTTAGCTGCAAATAAACCTATTGCAGCAGTAAGTATTCCCGTATTATCGGCTAATATTTTAGCTACCGGTGATACTACTGTATTTACTACTGTAAGTATATCTTGTGCAACATTTTTAAAACTAGCCAATAGTTGATCATAAGGATTACCTGCTTGAGCAATCTCTGCAAATTTATCTTTACCTTCTTTTAACACTGCATTAGCAAAAGCTTGACGACGCTCAAAATCTGTTAATTGAGCTTCTGTTTTTCCTACACTACGCGCATAATCTTCGGCAGCTTTACCAGTTTTAGTAAATATACCCAATTCATCTAATAATTCTGGTTCTAATTTAGTAATACCGCGTGTTAAACGACTAACGGCATCACTCATATTAACACCAAGTGCTTGACTAGCACCTTTGGCTACTTGGCCTATATCTAAAAATTGTTGAGTGGTTAAACCGCTACTAATAGCTTTTGCGGTTGCTTCCATAGATTCACGTAAACTAATAGCTCCATCACTAGCTGCTGCAAATTGTTTTGCTAAGCCGCCCATAGCAATGCCACTAGCTGCACCTAGTTGATCTAGTCCACGAATCATTATTTCTGTGCTCATTGCTTCACGCAATGCATTAAAAGCAGAACCAACTGCATATATATTTGCAAATAATTCAGCATATAATCTAACTAAACCACCTAACCCTTGTGCTTGATTAGCAAAATCTCTAGCACTAGCACCGCCACGACCAGTTACACCACCAGCTATATTGTAATCAGTCATCTCACCTTGAGTTGGTGAATACGCTGCTTGCCTACTAACTTGTTTACTACTACGCTGAAACCCTGTACTTACAGTAGTACGCTGTACCCCAACTGTAGAATCACTAGATACTCTTTCTGCGGCTGCACTAGTACTATAACTAGCGCGCATAGCTTGTGCTCCGGTTTTAGTTCCGGTTGGTATACCAACACCACCAATACTTTTACTGGCACGATCTAATTCTTGATTGAGCTCTTTGGCCTCGCTTACACGTTTTTTAAGTGTACTACTTTTATCTTGTACACTTAAATCAATTTCTATTTTATTACCTGCCATGTTTGCTCCAAGTATTTAGGTTAAAGTCCACAGACTTTTGGTAAATTTAAACCAATTATACCACAAAGCTATTTAAAAGTCAATCTAAAATTTTTTAAGTAAAAAAGCCTGCTAGTTAACTAGCAGGCTTTTTTTCGTTAATTAAGTTGCCTCTAATACTATCTATAAGTTTTAGTAGAGTAAACACTACTTTTTCATCTTGTTGATCAACTTCAGTATACTGTAAAATTTCTTGCAAACCTTGATAACTTTTACCTAAATAAACACCGTTAAATCCTTCCCACTCATCTCGTAACATACGATATGTTGTAAGAGCTTGTTGAACTAGTATAGGAAAATCTTCTGGTTCAACAGGTATTTCGTGCTCTAGTGGTTCTGTACCTAGTTGTTCACACATACTAAAGTACTGTTCTTTAGTCATGCCAACTTGTTGATTTTGAAAATAAGACTTTAACTGCTGCTCAACTAACTCTAGTTGGTCTTGGAAAAGTTTCCCAGGTCGTTTACTTGCTCACTAATAAAACTGTCAAAATTAGTACTATTTTTCATCAAGTAGAGAGCATTTTCTGGATTATAGCCAAGCTCATCTTCAGGATCTAAACTACTAATATCAACGGGCGCTAGTTGCTCTAGATAACGAAACTTAAGTCCTTGCCAGCCTTTTACCGCTTGTTCTACATATAACTGTAAAAATAATTCATCATCTAATTCTTCGTGCGGTTGACGATTTTTAAATGTAGTTTTTGTTGCGCGTTTACGAATATTAATAAGTGTTTCACGACTTAAAAATGCAATGTTTACTAAAAATCCTGGCATACCAGGAAATTCTACTTCAACAGCTTTTGAAGGAACTAATAGTGTTTTTAAACTAATATTGGACATAGAGATAATTATAATAAATAGGGGCTAGTAATAAACTAGCCCTGGTTAATAAAACTTATGATGTGTAATACTTTAATACAATTTCATTATTTTGTAAAATACTAAACAAGTTGCTAGCACTACCTTGAGCAGTAAAGTTAACAGTAGTAGTTATTACGCTTTCAGCATTAATTGTAGGAATTGTGAGCACTACACCTGGCATTTCTAGTTCTACTTTAGTTTGACTGGCGCTGCCACCAATCTCAACTTGTAAGTAAAACTCAGGATCACTATCTACAGCTATATTAGTTACTAAGTTTTGAAATAATTCTGCACTATATCCAGTACCTGTTCTAAGGTAGGCGGTAAGTGATCCAGTTATGCTTCTGCTACCAGTAAAATACGCAATAGGTTCATTAATAGTACCCATATAAGCAGGAGTTAAATAGGTAATATTATTTGTTAGTGTAATACTACCGCCTGTTAATGGCATTGTATAAACAGTTCCTGTACTAGGTGCTGTACCAGCTGTAAATACACCACTAGCAACTGAACTTGCTGTACCAATATTGCTTTTTAGTGTAACTGTAGTTAGTTTGTTAGCAATAAATGGTGCAGTTGTAACTTTTGGCTTATAAGTACCTACTAAACTGCCACTCCAAACACCTGCGGTAACTGTAGGCGCTGCAACTCTGCGTACGCGTCTTGCTTGTCCACTCCACTGAATACTAGCAATTGCATCAATGCCAAAATCAATAGTAGCTGTATTTAGTGAGCAGTCGTCTAGTAAAAATGCATTATTATCAAAGATTACTATTAAACCAAAGCGCTGTAGTTGATGTTTGGCTGAGTTAGTTAGTACACAGCTAGCTGGTGTAGGAGTTGTGGTATTACCATCTGTCCAAGCTGGATTTAATCCACCAATAGGATCTAAGCCAAACATTGCGTTCCATAGTACATTTTCTTCACAAGTAATTGTAGCTGTACCACTTGTAACATTAGGGCGCATATAACAAGTAAAGCTAAAATCTACTGGATTTAGTGCTGTGTTAAATGTACGTTGACCGCGAATTGGTGTTGTGCCAGTTTCATTAACACTAATTGTTTCTACTGCAGTAGTTTGACTAAATGTTAGGTCATCTAGTACTTGTATTTCAAAAGTTGTGCTACTAGTATGGTCTGGATCTGTGCCAATACCTTCTATAATTCTACCACGATCAGGATCTGTAGTTTTTATGTTTGTTGTGAAGTATACTTTACTATTACGTAGTAAATTAATTGACATCGCTAACTCCCTGTAATAAGATATTTATCTAGCTATTACAAGATCTTTATCTGTATTAAGCTGTCAAAATACGGTTGCTTACATAATCTGATAACGGACCTGTAAGTTAATCTCGCCAACTGCATAAGGAGCTAATAGGCCCTCATCTGTAGTTATTGAGTCTATTAAAATTTCTGCTGTTTCATAATTATTTGCTATATCGTATATTAAACGTCTATTTAAGTCTATACAAGTTTCAATATCACCTAATAATTGTTCTAGTTGTTGTTGCGCTAGGTCTTCGTCTTTGCAGTAAACTTTTACACATACACGCAACATACCCCAAGCAAAGCTACTAAGTTGATAATCTCTGGTTTCTGTACCAGGAGTTATATATACACTAGGAAAGTCGTTGATTTCATCCCAAAACTTTAATTTTGCAAAGCACTGATTTTGTAGGTCTGTTTCATAGGGCGGTGAGCCATTTATAGCTTTTAGTGCATTACTAAGTGCTATTACAATTTGCGATCTTTTTGTCATACTAGTACCGCTTTTAATCTTGTTATTTGTAGCTGTTGAGCTAGCTGTCTAATTGACTTACTTATTAGCAGTTTAGGGTCTCTAGTTCTAGGATATTGCTGCTTGCCACCACTACTAAAAGTTGCATATGGATTTCGCATATAGCTATAAAATGCTGTAATCATACCCTGCCGATTTTCACTTATTCTTTCTACCCTAACACTATCTGCAAATCTTCCGCTACGTAGATTAAGTATATCTCGGCTAGTTCCAGTACCCATATTATTTTTTATAGTTTGAGTAAGCATAGAATCTAGTAATTTTTGCAAAGATACTGAACTATCTGATATAACAGGTGAGCCACCGCCTATAGGCTTTTGCTTTTTAGGTTTGTTTAATTTTCCAGCCGAAATAGTTTGACTTTTACCGCCACCTACTATAAAATTAATTTTAGGTAATTGTTTTTTACTACCAGATAATGTAAAAGTAATTTTACTAGCTTTATTATACCGTGTTAGTTTGGGAGTACTATATTTAATAGTTTCTACTAATATTTGAGTAATTCTATCAATAAGAGAAGGAGATTCTTTATATTCAGGAATTATTGTTGCTAAGTTTTGTGCAATTACTTTCTCTACTAAAGTACCTGCTAAATATCTATTTTCATTCTGCTCTTGTGGTATTACTACAATTATATTAAACTCTGTTAATCTAGTAAATATTTCTAGCTCTATTAGTTGATCCTCTATTAACTGTCCATATGTAGTTTTATCAGGAGAATCACTTCCAAGATCTTGCAATAGTTTTTGATTTGCATTTTGTAGTGCTGCTAAATATTT